GTCCCCGTCCGTTCCAGCCAGTTCCGCCAGGGTGTCGTTCCGCACGGCGAGGATTGGCACGCCATTGTCACCGCTTGTGTGCGCAGCATCCTCCACGCCGAAGATGGCCTCTATCGCCACGAGGATGGCCTTGCTACCGTCACCGCTAACGTCGGCGGTGTACGCCGCCCACACCGTACCGACCACCAACGCCACAACCAACCCGCCTGCCAACAGTGCGCGCCTCATGTTCGTTCTCCTTGTCCCTGGTTCCGCACCTATATTTTCGTCCCTTTCGAGGACTTCCTGCTACGGATTCGCCGCTGGCTCGATAGGTTTGTAGGCACGTTTTGCCTTGATGCTTGGCACAAGTCGTCGCGCCGCAGCGATGTTCAACTCCTTTGCCTCTGGGGACTTCTTTTGGATTTCGGGCAATACCGTGGTGTTATAAACTTCGATTCGCTCCTTGGCGTCGCCTTCGTCCCCCTTGATAAGCATAGCAGCGGCTTCCTGCAAGGCGAGCGTGCGGGCGCGCGGCCATTCGCTTATCGCCCCCAGCGCGATGCTCGCATACACAAGTCGGTCTTTGTCGGCAGGGCGGTAACGGTCATTCCACAGGCGGAGTAAGGTTTCGGCCAGTTCCGGTTCGCCTTCAATCCAGGCGTTCTTCACCGTTTCGCGCACATCATGCTCGGACACATAGGCTGGTCGGATATTGACGCCGGACAGCGTTCCGAGAATCGCCAGACCCAACGTTTCGCGCCCATCTTCGTCCATGGCGCGCCCGATGCGGCCAGGGCCATAGACGGTTCCCGTCGGATACGGTGCGGCGGTGAGGGCGATCTTCCCTAGGCGCGCCAAGAGTTTTTCTTTCGCTGTCATCTTTTCTGTGACGATGGGGCGGCCAAGGAATAGGTCTTTGTTGACCGTCTGCTCGATGCCGGCCCGAAGCATCGGTGACTGCAAAAACCAGGGGAGAATGAACAGGTCGCCCCGGAACTCCGGCGCAATGTCGTTCGCCAAAGGCATGATGTATCGCAAGTCCAAAGTCATCGCTTGGTCTCGCTTGCCCCGGAATGGCATTAGCGGTTCGAAGTAGCCGCGCTGCTTGTCTATGAGTTCTTTTTCCTCATCCGAAAGCCCAAGGGCGAGCGCGGACAGATAGGATGCGATTCCCGGTAGCGCCACCAAAGCCAGCAACCGAAGCGGACGGTCGCGGGCGGCGCGTGCTCCAATGCGAATAGACTGGTCCACGAAAGAAAGGAACGGAGCGCCAATGGGAGATTGCCGAAGGATGCGCGTCATCTTGCCGATGCGGGCGTAGTTCGGGAACCACTTGTTGACTTCTTCGGCCGCAACCTGGGCCGACATCCCTTCGCTGCGATATTTCAGAAACGCTGCGGTCTTGAACCACTGGTCTTCGAGCGCGTAGAGCGCCCCCACATTGTCGCGTGCGGCACGTTGCAAGGCCATCAGCGTATCGAGCCGCCCTTCCGTCTGAACGCGAACGATGTCGTTCAGCCTGTGCAACTCGGCTCCGTAGTATTCCGTACCGACCGCACCGAATCGTACCAAGTCCTCGTAGGCTTCGCCCTTGTTCCACAATTCCTGTGTGGCCTGCACATAGTACTTCGCATTGAGAGGATTGAGCGGAGAGCAGCGGGCCAGGTACGAGAAAACACCGACGTTGCCGATGACATTGCGCCCGTGCGTTGCCGGGTTCCAAACAGTCTTGCTTTCTTTCCACACGCCGAGATATTGCTGGTAGAGTTTGCTGAGCATGGACGGCGCGCGTACCATGTCCGTCAAGTCGAGCGCAATGTTCTTGGGAACGTACATGCCTTTCAGGTCGTGGAGCCGCCCCGATTCCGGCAACTGAACCAGTCCGCCATCTTCGGCCCATGCCGCCACTTCTTCTTCCGTCATGTCTGCGGGAGCCTCTTGTCCCCACCGTTCGGCGGCAACACTGAATAGGCGAGCCATCTCTGCGTCGTGACGGGCCTCGATTGCCCCGCGTGCCAAAAGGTATCGCGGGTCGTGAACTTCGTGTTCGAGTCGCCACTGTGCCGAAATAGGCTCGACAAGATGAACGCGCCCGGCTGCCTTGCGATAGAGGTCCGCCGCTTCCGGTCCTGCGCCCTCGACAGTTTTCATCCATTCGGTGAACTCGCCAGCGAACTTCCGAACCGGCTTCCCGTCCACGAGTACAGTTTTAGTGACAGGAACCTTGCCTGTCCGCGTCAGTGTCCACTTCTTCGCCTGCCACCGCTTTGTGGCGAGTTCTATCTTGGCGTTTTCGACCGCTTCTTGGTACGCAGCGCGTGCCTTGACCTCGGCCTGTGGGTCTGTGGCGGGATCAAAACTGGCGACTATCTTTTGTCCGACATAGACATCCCATCGGGTCTTTGCCCGTTTTCCCCAAGCCGCCGAAAGTCGCGGGCCGACGAGTCGCCCGATGAACGCCTTCGCCTTGGCTGTCATCGAGACTTGTTCCATCGGGACGTGCTTCAGGTACTTGCCGACGTTCTCGCGGTAGAGTTTGGCCTTCTCCGGCAACCCAACCTGGTCGAATATCTCGGCGGCGTAGAGGCTTTCGGTGTCCTGCGCTGCCCGGATGGTCTTGGCCCACTCCTGGCCGACGGGGGGCAAGGATTCCATCGGGACTTCGCCTCGAACCGCCGCCTCGATGCGCATCATGGTCTGGGCGTCGTTCGGGTCTAGCCCGGCCTTCTTGAACGCACTGGTCATATCGGCGGCGATTTTCGCCACACGCAACTTCGCCAACTCGGTCGAACCCTGGGCCTGGAAGTAAGCCTCGACCCACTCTTGCGGTCGTCCGAACGCGACGCTGATGCGCGGACCGACCCAATCGCGGATTTTCCCGATGGGGTTCTCGGCGGGAATCGCCTTGAGTATATTGCCCGGCAGGTCCACGATGCCTCGCCATAATCCCTGGGCCTGCTTGAAGGTTTGCCGCAAGGCGCTTTCTGTGGCCTCGACGACTTCCTCTGCGCCCTTGGCGCGGAAAGCCCCGGTTTCCTCGGCGTGGAAATCGCCCAGGACGGTGTGCTTCGGCGGGGCTTCTGCGAAAGGCTCCGGCAAGGCCCCTGGCTTCGCTTCAGGCGCGACTTCGGGCGCGGGGGCTACCGTGGGCCTGGCAATCTCGCCCTCTGCCCCTGCCGGAGCGGGCGCGGCCTCGGCGGGCGCGGCAGCGGGCGGGGAAGGCTGAATGGGGGCAACGATCGGCGCGGCCACGGCCGCAGGGGCGGCAACAGGGGCGGGAGCCGCTTGAGGGGCCACGCCTTGCGCCTTGACGCCGCCAGCCCTCTCGCCCATCTTGAACAACCCGCCCGTCAACACGGACGCGATAGCAGCGACACCACCGGCCAGCACCAACCGTTCCCAAAAGCCGGGTTCCAACGGTTCGCCTGTGATACCGCTCGTGGCGATTTCCTGCGTGGCTTGCTGAATGACTTCCTGCCCGCCCTCGTTGGCCGCGAGTTTTATGGCGTCCAATCCAACAGATGCGCCCTTCGCCCAGACCGACTTCGCCGCCGAAGCGGTCAGGTTTTTCACGGCGGCTTCCGTGACCTTCTTGGAAAACGCCCTCTGCGCCGTCTTGCCCCCGACGAACTCGATGATTTTGGATGCCTGCCACATTTCTACCGCGCCATTGATGAACCCGACTATCTGGGCGATGTCCCCCTTCTGCGCCGGACTCGCATCTTCCGGCATGGCCTGACGCGCGCCCTCGCCTTCCACAAGGTAGGTCATTATGAAAGGTGCGGCCATTCCACGGGTCGCTATGGCAAGGGCAACCGTCCCGGCCATGTAGGGAACCATCGCGCCCACGCGCTCGGCCAAGAGTTGCGGATTGGTGAACACGGCTTTGACAGATTCGGCGGGCGTCTCGGACAGGTACGGTTTGGTCTGTTCGATGCTCCAATTCAGAATCCCGCCGCCGAGGAGATACTTTACATAGTTTTCGGTGATTGCGTTCGCCGTGGAGCGCACTTTCTCGGTGGCGCGTTCCTGCACCTTTTCCAAAATATCGGCCTCGCGGGTTCTACCCACATTCCGCAGCATCTTGGAGGCCACATCTACCTGTGCCCCCAGCGTCGGAGTCGAACCCTGTGGCAAGTTTCCCGCCAGAAGCGGAAGCGCCTTCTCGCGTATCCATGACGCCATCTCCGGCGAGAGGACACCGGCTTGCTCCAAGAGGTTCGGGCCAACGGCCCCGACCCGCATGATGCGCGCCTTGGGACTTTCAATCGACTGTGCCAGAAAATCGGATACGGTTTTCGCTGCACCCGCTTCAACCATCTGCCCCGTTTCCAGTATTCCACCTGCAACCCTTCTCGCAAAGTGGTATGGGGCCTGAGCGAGTTGGGCGAGAAAACTCGGCAGTTCCGGTACGGCAGGCGGCGGGTTGTAGATTTCGCTCGCCATGCCGAGAGAAATGCCCGTCTCGGCGGCTACGCCGAACGCTTCCGCCGCCCGCTTCATGGCCTCGGCGGGAGTAATCCTCTGCCCGTCAAGCGAGAGGTCCATGCGCGAAGGCGCGGGCGGCTCGTCGAGGGCAATAGCCTTGCCCCGCCAACCTTCCTGCGGTTCGTCCAGCGGAATCGCGATTTCTCGCCACTTCGCCATTACGGTTTCCGATAGGGCTTTCCGTTTTCGTCCTCAAACTCCGCGCCGGACTCCAGCGCATCGTAGTCCTCGTCGGTTTTCACAACTGGTAAAGTTGGTGCGCCCTTCGCGGTCCTCGCCGCAACACCGGCAGCCGTAGGCGTCTCGCCAGGAAGAAGCGGCAACTGCTCGTTGCCCGAATACTCCGCGTCGAGCATGACCCTCAACTGCGTCCGGTTCTCGTCGGTCAGGCGCGGGTCGTACCAGATTTTTTGCACAATCAACCTGACGGCATCTGCGCGCGTGCTGATGTCTTCCAGGGGGCCGAAAGGCGTCCACTGCGTCTGGCGCGCCTTCAACTGCCCAAGGATATTCGACAACTCGACCGGCGGAAGTTTTGCCTCCGGCCTTGCTTCTTCGGGAACCATTACAGCCAGCCCTGCCGTAAACGAGTAAACCTTCCATGGGTCGAACGGCCCCTTGTCCTCGTTGATGTGCTTCTCCACCTGGCGACGAATCACGTCCGCATAGAACTTATCAATGACCTTGCGGGCCACCAAGTCATCCACGGCGGCATTCACGGCGTAAGTCTTGGCGGTATCCAGCCGCGTGCCGAGTTCCTTGATGAAGTCGTAGGCTCGCGGCCCGAGTCTTGGCGCAAGGGCGAGAATCTTGTCGCGGGCCTCGGCGTTTTCCTGCGGTGTCGAGTCGGCGGTCAAGGTTCGGACGATGTCGTTGGCCTCGATTTCGGCCTGCGGGTCAACCTTGAACGGTTTGCCTTCGGCAATCGAATCAAGCCAGTTGAAAGTCGCCCGCAAATCTTCCGGCGATTCCGCGATTTGCGCATAGCGAGCCTTGATTTGCTCGATGGCCATAAACCGTTCAACGTCCGGCAAGCCCGTCGTTTTATCGGCTTCTGTGAGCAGTTCAACCCGCCCCTGGCTCACCCGCTCGCGTTCGCCGCGATCAACCACGCCCGCGAGTGTTTTCAAGTCCTCTTTCTGCTCGACCGACAGTTCCAACTTCCGGGCTTCCTCGATAGATGCCTTGGCTCCCCCCAAGTTGCCTTCCGCCACGGCCCGGCGCACCTGTCGAAGCGCAGAGGCGTTCGGCGCGTCGGAAGCCATCTTGTCGTAAATCGAGGCGTTCTCCGGCTCGATGGTTTTCAGGTGTTCCGTTATTTTGACCGCGCCAACCAAGTCGCCCGCGTCCAGGGCGGCTTCGTATTCCTGAAGTCCCTTGTCGTGAATCCGCTTCTCGCCAGCCGCTTTCGTCTGCCGCGCGAACCTGTCCTCCCAGCCCGGCAGAGACCCCTCGACGTGCGCTGAAAAAGCGTTCTGGACCCGGATGTTCTTCGACTGCAACTTGAACACGCCCGCCTTGGCGACTTCGAGTATCTTCGACGCGCTCGACTCGTCGGGGGCTTCCTCTGCCTCGCGCAGCGCGGCGTTCATCGTCTCGTCGGCCTGCCGTCGGAGCGTGGCGAACTCGATTGCGGCTTGCGCGGCGTCGTGTTCTTCGAGGGTCTCGCGTTCTTCGCGCGGCACGATGGGCCGTGGTCGGCGAGGAACGCCATACGTCATGGGCGACGGGTTAGTCCTAAAGGTTGGCATTGTATCTCCCGAATCCAGTCAGGAGCGTTTGCTTCACCGGCTTCTCTGGCTTGGCGCGAAGCGCGTCCAACTCTTGTCGCGCGGCCTCGCGCGCCCGCGCGAGAAGGTCGGTCGGCTTCTCTTTTTCGCTTTCCGCCATGTTAGGCGTCCTCGCGCACCACGACTTCGGCAAAGAGGCCAGTCGGCAGAGCGCCGGTCCCTACCGTGGCAACGATAACCAGGGTCAGCACGTCGCCTGCCACAACAGCCGTGACCGACAGCGTTCCTTCTTCGAGAATGTACGCGACGTTGCTGCTGTCCAAGGTGATGACCGCCGACAACATCGTTGTCCCGTTCTTTTTGAGGTCAACGGTGACCGTGGCATTGCCCGTGGCAGCCACGATGGACCCCGCCCGGAAAGCCACAACGGTTCCCGTGGCACCCTTGACGACGTGGATGACGCGCCCCGTATCGCTCGCCGCCGCCGAGTTTGCCTGCGCAAAGACGGAGCAGTATTGATGCCGCATCTTGGTCGGGTCAAGGTTCGCGCTGGCAGCAATGTCTGCATCCTGAATCGTGCCCGGTGTGACGCTCCCATAGAAACTTCCCATTTTTCTCTCCTTTGCTCTAGTGCGCGAATCCCTTTGCGATTTCGGTCCAACTCCTGATTGCCATTTCCAGTTTCGCCGCCAGCAAGTCCGCCGCCGCCCGCTGGTTCGCGTAGTCCAGCAAGCCGAAAGTTTCCAGCGCGCCATGCGCCACGCCGAACAGTACGTCACCGGGGCTTGCCAAGCGCCCCGCCGCCGCCAGCACCTCCTTGACCTCGTGCGCCCCGTTCCCGTTCATGCCAGACGCCTATATGGTACAAGCCTATTCAACTTCGCGCGACGTTTTCCGCACCCGCCGCACGGCTTCACGCGCCCCAGTGTCACGGCCTTGATGACTTTCGCCACGGTATCCCCCAGGCCTCGGCTCGGCCCCGTCCAGCCCCACGCCTTCCCGCGCGGGCAGGGCCAGTCCACGCCCTCGACCACGGACCGTTCCGCTATCTGCTTCCGCCACGCCCGCCCGCCTTCCAGGTTCCGGCACGTCCCGCAATGCGCCTCAAGCCGACAGTGCACGCTTTGTGTCCACGCTCTCAAAGAACGCCTCCGAAATCCACCGTGGCAACGCAGTTAGTGCACAACGTCCAAGGGTTCAGAATGACCGCCCCCGCCCATGTGCCCAAAAAGCATAAGACCTCAACATCGGCGCTCTTTATGAACAACAGACCCGTGGGGTCGTAGAATATACTAACGTACCAAAAGTTGCTGAGGGTGTCCGCGGCGGCTTTGCCCTGGAGGGTGTAGTTGCCCTTCGTCCAAAAGTAATTACATTCGTCCTCAAACCTCTCGTGATGGCTATATTCGTAGACTCCGGCTGCGCCCCGACATATCGCCTCATACGCACCACTACAGGTTCCAGAGACGAAGACCTCTGCGTCCGGTTGACTACTCGTACACCGACAGTACGGGCAGCAGGCGGCGCATTCCCCCGCCGCGTCGAATACAGCGGCCTTGCCGCCCGCGAGGACGCCCCGCTTGCCACTGGCGAGCACAACGGCTTTCCCTGCCGTAGCCATCACGCACACGCTTCCTGGTCGGCTACTTCGTTTATCCAGCCAATCACAAAGTCCCCGTCGGCGTTCAGGTGAGCATAGCCGAACGTGGCAAAAAGCATGTAGCCGACGGTCGGACGCTGCCAGTTGTGCACGCCCGCCGTCGGGTCAACCGCCGTACCCAACTCTACCCCGGACAGGGTATCCGTCACTGTATAGACGTATGAGCACTTTGTCGTTTCGTTGCCAGGGTCGCCGGCGGTGTAACTGAGAGTGACGGGGAAAACGCCTCCTCTCTGATAATTGAACACATACCGCAGCGTCCCGGTCGTGTCGTACTCCTCACGAATCTTGATGATCGTCCCGACCACAATGCCCGCCACGGCGTTCGCCTCGTAGCAGGTTCCCGTCCGCCCGCCGGCCAGGTCCGACCAGGTAGTGGCGTCCTCGCGCTTCTCCTCCTTGAAAGTGTACGCCCCGCTTCCCGCGTCCGTGACAATCTCGGCCCAAAAATACCTTTCCGTTGGAAGCAACCCGTCGTCGCGCGGATGCGCCTTCTCGCCTCCCTGCGCGCCGCGCGTCTTGTCCTCCAACTCCGCCAGCGCGCGGTCGGTATCCTCGGCGAACCGCGCCAACGCCTCGGTGTCCGGCAACTCCGGCAACATCGATAGGATTCTCTTTACCTCGTCGTGCCACTTGATGATGCCCTGGATGCCGTCGCGCTCCGACGGCGTAGAGAGACTTCGCAACTTGTCCAGCGCGTCAAGCAACGCCTGGAACCCGCCCTCGAAGTCCTGCACGTTTTGCGTGTCAATCACGATAGGTATCCATTCAGGGTTGCGAATGAAGCCGTGTTGTCCGTTATCGGAATCTCCGTCGGGTCGGCGTCCGAATTAGGAATCCACGAACCCACGGTATGCTTGCCGACTACCGTTGTCCCGTCGGCCTCGTACACGATTTCCCGCCGTATGTCGTACTTTTGGAGTTGCGCGAGCGTCTTGGCGTCCCACCCGGCAGGGTCATAAGCCAACCCGATGATGCAGTCAAACAGGGTGCTTTGGCCGCGCTTCCGTTGCCGCATACTGAACTTGTCAAACCAGAGTGTTCCAGCAGCCGCGTTGACGATGTTTGGGCAACCGTTGGAGTTGACTGCCCCTACCAGCCCCTTGACCAGAGCCAGATTGGAAGAAGTCAAGACGGCCCGGATGCGCATGTCGGCCCGCACCAGCGGCCACCCATTGTTCCCCGCAACCTTCACCCAACACTTGCGAACGCTTCCGTCCCAATAGATTTCGTCAATCCGCTTTGTCGTGCCGGGAACCACTTCCCTGTTCCACATCATCACGGCGGACGCATCGGCTTCGAGGATGCCCTTGTTGACGTAGATGACTTCTCCGATGGGCGCGTAGGTGTCATAGGCCGCCGTGATTTTGGCGATACCGACGCGCCACCGCTTCTCAATCTGCTTCTCGCGTAGCAGAGCGTACTGCCAGTTCCCAGACGCCGCCATCGGAGTCAGTTCGGGCAACGAAGCCTCTGCGATGGATTCGGCGTCTGCCTCCGCTACAAGGAAAACCCGGATGCCCATGTAACGTCCACGCCGTCCGGTTTCCGGTCTTCGAGCAACCTCATACAAGCCGCTGATGCCGCTCGTGAATGGAACCTTCGGCTTGGCGTACTGGCATCGAGTGGTGTAGGCTCCCTGGTCGGGGGTTCTGTGTGACGTGCCGCTCCCCGTCTCGATGCAGATATAGCCCCATGGCGCGGTCTGCGCCGCCAGGTAGCGGTCGCCGGGGTAGGCACTTCCGAGGGCGGGAACCTGCGCCGCGCGCTTGGCAATCGGCAGGTTGTAGTCGCAAGTGAGGGTATAATCCTCAAGCGTCTCCGAGTATACCACATTTTCTGGGACAAGTTTTAGCGTGGCCATTACTTTTGCCCTTCAAGTTCTGCAATGCTTTTCTTGATGGCCATCGCCTGAAACACCGCAGCCCAGTGGCTCCGATGAAAATTACTTCTCGTGTGGCAGAGAACACAAAGCGTAACCAGGTTCACGGGGTCGTTGTCCCTTTTGTTGTAGTTGATATGATGGACAGACAACAGCCGCTCGCATTCCGTTTGCGGCACACCACACACCTGGCATTTATAATCATCCCGACGACGGACCTCCTCGCGCAGTTCCTCGGTCCATTCCCATCCATAGAGTTCGCAAGAGACGCCTCCGCGCCAGTTTGGATTCTTGCTTCCCATGCGCGCGAGTCGGTGTTTCCCCAGTTGTTCCTCCGACATCTTCTTGCCTTTGCGTGAAGCACTTGACTTTGCCCGCGTTTCCGGGCTACGCTTGCAACCCAAAGCCTGTTTCTTCCCCCCTTCGACCAAGTATTTTATTTGAGCAGCGGATAGATTGGCTCGCCACTCCGCCGAACGCGGAGGGCGTTTCTTGCCCCTGCGTGCTGCACCCTGTTTGGCGCGAGTTTCATCTGTGGGTTTTTGGCCCATGCGTGCAGCACTTATTTTCGCTCGCGACTCGGCGGCATGATGAGTTCCAATTTTCATACCCTAGCCTCGTTCCAGGTCTGTTGCTTTGCCATCTTGGACTCCTGCTGATTCGCAAGACGCGCCTTCGACAGAGCCACCTCGGCCTCGACCTGAAGTTCTTTGTGAAGATTTTTGTCGTGCAAAAGCGGCATCACCAACCGCGTTGCCAGCGCCGCCACAAGAGCATCTACAAAAAGCGGGTCAAATAAATCGGGGTCCGTCTCTTGGCGAACGTATTCGATTGTGACGGCATCCTCATCCGATTTGAGCAGCGTTCCGACAATCTCAAACGGCTCATGCAGCGGGTCGGTCTTGGCAAACCGCAGGAAGTCGCTCGGCAGGTCGTACTGGTAATCCCACGGATAGGGCGGGTAGTTTGCCCAGATTTCGTAGGTGCTGGTGTCGTCGGGAACGGTAGTGAACGCGACGCTGGGGACCAGATAGGTGGCCGTGTTGGACGCAATGGTGCGAATCTGGTCCGAGCCGGTTCCGCCCGTTATCCAAAGATAGGAACTCGCATGTTCATTGATTGTCCACGCTTGGCCGGTATCATAGAACTTCAGCGTGGTGTTGGTGTCGTCGGTGGACGTGCCGGAGTCCGCTTCTTCGTCGATGACGAGTTCGACCCAAAGCGACGCGAATCGCCAGGTATGGGACCGCAAAAGCGCATCCCTTGTCTGTTCGTAGTGCCGGTCGCATTGCTTGGCCTCGTCGGTCACCTTGGCAGCCAAGTCCCCGGTCGCCATCGGGGTTGCGCCGATTCTGTCAAGAGCCATGTTGCAAAGACCTTCGGCAGTGAGCGTCATGACCTCAGTCCTTTTCTTTCCTGTTCCCGAAGACCTTTGCGAACCGCTCGGCGTAACCCCGCGACCAGCGCGAACGGATCCCGCCGCGCACCATCGGCTGCCCGTCGCGGTCGGTGTAACCCGCCCGGTGCGTGCGCAGATTTACTTCGTCGCGCAGGTCTTTTTCGCTCACGTCCGCCGGCACGAGTTCCACGCGATTCTCCGTCCCGGCGAGGGGGAAGCGGCCCGATTGCCGAATCCCCCGTCGCAGGATTTACTTGTCGGACTTCTTTTCCTTCTTTTCCTTCTCCGCCGCGAGTTGCTTCAGCCGACGCGCGACGTAATCGTAGGAACCCATCGTGTCTTTTTGCTCGCCTTCTTTCGCCATGACCTTCTCCTTTCGTGCGGGGGTGGGCCTTTCGACCCACCCCGACGCCGAATTACTCGATTTGCAGGAAGATCAGCGGGCCGTTGTCGCTGTTGTAGTTCATGACCCATCCGGCGTGCTGGTAATCCGAATGGCTCGCTTCCAGGAAGATCGCGCCGTTGCTCCCAAACACTACTTGCCTAATGTCGCCAGACGGAACAATCGTCTCGCCTGGCGAAACGACGCACGGGCCGTGCACCTGACCCCAGAAGTAATAACTGGCCGCCGCCGTGCAGGCTGGGACGCAGACAACCGATGACTTGCCGGTAGCCGTCTTGGTGCAGAGACTCCAGGGATTCTCGAACATCTCGCAGTATTCGGTTCCTGCGATGGTCTGGTCCCACGGCTCGTCAACGTAGATTTTCGTCTTGCTCGTGAGAGACGCATCGTTGTGAACGACGCGCCGGAACTGGCCGCCGGTGGTGGCATAGATGAAGATGTACGCACCCACTAGTTGGTCTTCGACGAACCCGGTCTCGGTGATGTAGGTTGACAGACCACCGATGGAGGCGGCTGCCGACGGGGAGGTGACGGTGAGGACTTCCCCAATCACGTCATCGGCCAGCCCGTTGGCCCCGTGGTATGCGTCCACGCCGCCGGTCGTCGCCAGACAGTAACGGTGCACCCGGCCGTCATCCTGAAGTAGCCGACGGCCAACGGCAGACCGCTGGGTCGTCTCGCACGCGTGAACACCGAGTTCGGTGGTCCGGCTGTAATCTTTCGGTTCTGCACCACCGCCCACAATCGGAACATTTGAGTATAGTGTCATGACTGAATCCTCCTTGCGGGATTATCCCGCTATTGCCCGGTTTTACACAGCCGTCCCGCACTCGTGAACCTTGGAACCTTCCGTCCGAACCGCACCGCCGTCGATGGTGGCGTAGATGCCCGTCGCGTTTTTCTTGTCGGGCCGACGGTCCACGCTGACGCTCAAATCCTGAATGAACGCCAGACCCAGGCCGCCTTCGCTCCAAGCAAACGTCCTGTTGCTGACGGCCGTTGAATCCTTCAGCAACCGCGTGGTCACGATGAAATCGAACCCGGCGAAGTGGCCGATGGCTCCCGTATCCAAACGCTTGGTCGTGAAGTCGCTGCTGGTGATTTCCAGGATGTCCATCATAGCCCGCTTGTCTTTGGGCGAGATGGCCCAATACTTGCGGTCGGTTTCCGGCACGTTGGCGTTGTCGAAAACCTGCGCCATGGCCAGAATCTTCGCCAGTTCCATCGTGACGGGGCTAGTGGTCATATCAACCGCCGTACCGAGGGTGGAAAGCACCCCGCCCGTGGCGGCGGTGACGCCGACCGACTCGGCTGCGAAGGTCACGGTCGTTCCGCCCGCCTTGCCGACCTTGGCATCGGCGATAACGGCGGCAATGAGGAGATCATCAATCCATCGACCGAACGAACTTCCGATTGACTGGACGATGACGTTCTGGGGGTCCACGACCATCCGGTCCGTGTCCGGCTTGTCCAACAGGTAGCCGTCCTCGAAGGGCAACGGAATCACCTGCCGACGAAGCAGAACAGCCTCGCGCGACGGGGTATCCCCGTGGCGGTCGGCGTTCTGGGTCGGTGCGTCGAGGGCTTCAATCTGGTGGAAATACGCTTCCTCGGCGCTCGCAACGCGCTTGAAAGACACGCGGCTGCGAAGCAAGGAAGTCTTCTGCTGGGACAGGAGGTCGATGTACGGCTCGAACTCCTTCCCGTACAACTGGTCGCCAGTGTAACTCATTGCCGGTCTCCTTGTTCACTTGTTCAGGTTGACAACCGTTACGCACAGTTTCGCGCACGGCTGCCTCCGAACAGGAGACCGGCACTACGTTTTACGCTCGCTCAGCGTTCGGTCTTTCCCGAATGTCCGCGCGGACCCCAGCAGGGCTTCCCGCGTCTTTTCAGTTCATTACCCTCCGCGCGCTGCTCGCGCCTTCTCGTAAAGAGAATGGATTTCCTTGGTCAGCCGCGCCTTTGTCGCTTCAGGAATACGGCCCTCCAGAAATCCGGGCGTCTGCATGAGTTCCTTCGCCTTGTTTTCCATGTCCTCCGGCGTCATGGCCCGTTGGCCCGCGCCGCCCGCATCCGGCATCGTGTCCTCTAAAAGCAACTCGCCCATCTTCGACAAGGCGCGAGTCAGGTCGAGGTCGTTCCCCCACCGCGCAAGCAACTCCTCCTTTTTATCGGCAGGAACGGCTTGCTCTATAACGGAATTGGCCTGGTGCATCTTCTGTTTATACGCATCGCCCCATTCCGCCTTCAGCGTTTTGACGCCCTCATCATACGCCGCCGTTTGCGCGGCGTCGCGCTGGGTCATGGCCTCTTTGACTCGCGCAGCGTCCAGCGCCACGATGCCCTGCGCCTGTTCCTGCGTCAACCCAAGGCCGTGCATGACCTCCAGGGAACCCTTGAGCGCGTCCGGCTGAAAAACCTCCTCCATGCCTTCCGGCACGACAATCTTGTAATCGTCCGGCGTCTTGGGTCGGCCCAGCGCCTCGTAGTACGCGGCTGTCTCGGTAGGACCGGCATCTTTCGCCAACGGCATGATGCCTTTGCCCTGCCGCCCGATGAGCGTCTTGGCGTGCCCGAACTCTCTCGCCAACTGCGCCACATTGAGAATGGGCTTGTAGTCGCCCAAATGCCGCAAATCTTCCGGCACAAGAGCGTCGATCCAGCCCGCCTCCAAAGTGCCATCTGCCCCAACGAATGACTGCGTTTCGTCCTGGACAGAATCTCCCTGCGTAGCCACCGCAGAACTCTGCTCCCCAGTTCCTTCAGACATTACTCGCCCTCCTCCTGTGCTGGTTCCTTGGAAAAGTCAAAGGACGCCCGGTTCGCCACTTCAATGACGAAAGCCCGCTGCGCCTCGTTCCAAATCAATCGCGTCGGCTCTATCGGCAACCCCTTTTTCACCTTCGTCCCGTAAACCCCCGCACGCCGCTTTAGGTCCTCAAGGACGCGCTGGCCGAGCGGCTGCGCGAACAGGTCCACATAGTCAACCAGGATTGCGCGTTCGGCCTCGGTCATTTCTTGCCCTTATGGACGCCCTTGAGTTTCCCCGCATTGACCATCGAGTAGAAAATCCGCTTGGCCTTCTTCTTGCTGCCGTAGGTTTTCACCATCGACGCCATCACCTCTGCGCCCTTCGCGGTCAGCGGCATGATTATCTCCCCGCCCCTTCTCCGCTTTTCTGTAATACCCCGATAATGATTTCATCAAGATGCCGCCACATGGCCTTGATCGCCATTTTACAATATGGACTATTCATCGCCTGAGTGAGGCGTTTGTAGACTTCCTCACGTTCTTTCCACCAAGCCAAATCACGAGAAATCACTGGTTACCTCCCTGCACCCACCAATTCCTCGGCGGGGCTGCCTTCTTGCGGGGCCACCGACAGACCCCGGTTCGCTTTGCCCGCCTGTTCCGCCATCATCATCGCCTGCTGCGCCGCCTGCTGCTTGGCGCGGGCCTCTCGAATCGCGTCGATGCGTTCCTGCGTTGCAATGTGCGTGCTCTTGACCCCGAAGTATTTCGCCATGTCGGGGACCGCTTCGTCGAAGTCGACGGTATCCAGCGAATCGGGGACAACCTCCGCGATTTTCATCACGAACTCGCTGAACCGCATGAACCCTGCGGCCTCCTTGTCCCGGAGCGCCAGGGCCAACGCGCCAAGGTACTCGATGGACCATTCGGCCCCGTTCAATGCCGGGGGCAACGTCACGCGACCGTTCTGAATCAACAGGTCCGTAACCCGCTCGATGAGCCGGTTCATGTCCTCGTACAACTGGGCGGCCATCGGACTGATGCGCTTCATGCCCTCGCGCAACCGCTCGGAAACTTCCAGCACGGTCATGCGCTGGTTGCCGGTCAACGCCGACAGGCTGCGGAATACGTCCACGAAAAACACCTTCTGGATTTTTTCCGTGTATATCTCGATGGCTCTTTCCGTAATCGGCATGTTGCCGAGCATCCGCTGGTCAAGGGCTTTAATCATGCCCATTTGCCCGACCACGTTTTCGCCGTCAGGCCGAAGGTCCACCTCCCCCTCAAAAGCCTGGTCCTTTTCGTAAGGCGGGTGCGCCCAGCGGTTCGCAATGTCCACGTAATCCTTCACCATCTTGTCCAAGACCTTGATGCGCGACAGGTATTCCGTCCCTTGCCCGCGGCCGTACTTCTCGCCGGACGCGACTATCCACCGGAAAATGATGAACGGCATCTGGCGGTATCCGCCCTCGCGGACCACCTGCTGCGCGTCCACGGCCACGTGAAGGGACTCGAACGGCATGTTGCGCCAATTCTCCTTCCCCGTGTTCCGATCTTTTCGGGGCCGGACAATCTGGAGAAACTTGAACTTGTCGCTCGACCGTTCCGCCTTCCCTGCCGCCTCCTGGATGTCTTTCGGAAGGTTCTCCTCTCCGTAATTCTGGACCGATTGCCGTGCCGTCAAGGTAAACAACACAAGCACCTGGTCAATCTCGCCGTCCGAGTTCTCCAGGAAAACGTAGTCGGCGATGTCGATGTTCTTGAACGTCAACTTGAGGGATTTTCTGGAAAAGTCGCAGTACAAACACCCCTGGCCGAATCCGCCGTAGGGAGCGAGCATCTGGTTGTAGCGCGACACGAAATTGCTCGTGTAAAGTTCGATGTGCGCGTCCTCGACTAGTTTCCATATTGCCCTGTCGCCGTCCGTGCTTTCGGCCAACCGCTCGTCGCGGAGCCGGATTTCGTAGAAGTGCTGGCCCGTCTGAATCGTCGCGCTCGAAAGACCGGCGGCCATTTCCCGCAAGGATTCCGTGGCCGTGTCATCGTACACCAGAAGGCTCTTGTCCTCGCCGGGCGTCGGCTGGCTGGTAATGCGGTTGAACCGCGAAAGCACCCGGTCTGCGACCTGTTGCCAGAGATTCCGGTGGGGTTGCTGTTCCGCCAGTTCGCGCTCCCACAGGTCGATGACGCCCTTCGCGGTCGCGTTTTGTTCTGCGGATTCCATCAGCGGCTCCAATCTATCGCGGCGAAGTTCCTACGAAATCTCCGCCGGCCTTCCGGTGTCATGGTCGCAACATACGCCACGCCTTTCCCGTTCCGCCCCATCTGCTCCCTGGGCACATGCTCCCCGTCCTTCCCGCACGCACCGGCCCGATGCGCTCGCACTATCAGTTCCTTCACAGACCTAACATGCGCGTTATCGCTCAAAAGAACAACCCCTGGCGCGCTCGTTCCAGCGCCTTGGTCTGGAAAAACATAGTCCAGTATGGCCGGTTAGTGTTCACCTTTGTGTTGCAAGACCTGCAGAGGGCCGTCAAGTTTACGGGGTCACTGTTTTTCTTGTCGTAGTCCACGTGGTGCACATCCAGTTTCTGTTTGCACTCCACTTGCGGCACACCACATAACTGGCATTTGTGTCCGTCTCGCCGACGTACTTCCTCTTTTAGTTCCGCGTTCCATTCCCAGCCATAGGGTTCACGACTGATACCGCCGAGCCAGTGCGGACTCTTATCACCTGACCTCTCCATACACATCTTTTCTATCGTCTCTGGCGTATGCCGCCTTCCCATGTTCGCAGCGTGCATCGCCTTCAAGTTCGCTAACTGCTTCGGCGAACGCGGATAGTCGAGTTTTCTGCCAACATTCATGGACTGCGTCGCCTTCAGTGCCACCATTTGTTTCGGCGAACGCGGTAGCGCATGTAACGCCTTCACGTGCGCTATTTGTTTCGGCGAACGCGGTTGTTCCCACGTCGTGGCTAGTATGACCTTCGCCCGTGCTATCTGCTTTGGCGAACGTGGTAGCGCGTGCAATTCTGCCAATTGTGCCGCTTCCTTCGGCGTACGTTTTCTGCCTGTATTTGCGACGTGCAGGGCCTCCAGTTGTGCTATCTGTTTCGGAGAACATCCACGACCCGCTTTTCTCATGCCCTCACCCTAGAATCGCGTACTCGGTTTTCGGTGTCCGCTTCCCGTATTGCCCGGCGGCGCTCGATATTCCAACCCGCTGCGCCGCAAGAAAATAGTACCCCAACGCGTGCCGGTAATGGTCGTCGCCGCTGCTCGTGTACCGATACTTCGGCACGCCCGTCTTCTTGTCCTTCTCTAAGATTTTCGCCATTGCGACGGCCTGTTCAGCAAAGATTTTTACCTCTGGACATTGCCGGGGCAGCGTCAACCGCTTCTCCGCAATCAACGAATGCGTCGAATCGCACAGACCCGTCCGGTACGCCTTGACCACGCCGCGCTCGTCGTCCACGGCATTCCCCGTCAGAGCGTTCTCGGTGTATTCGGCCAGGAGTACCCGGTGCTTTTCGGCGTTCTGGTGTTCCCTTGCCGAATCTTCGTAAGGCCGAATGTCGTCTACTTCCGACCGGACGTTGAACTTCCGGGCCAGGTCGTGCAGCATTTCCCAGCCGCCCGCCATCGGAATCCGCGCCAGACGCAAGACCTCGAACCGCTCCGATGCGACCCGAATCCCGATGACAACGTGGAACTCCTTGCCGATGTCCACGCCCATCGCGCACGGACCCCTGTGCCTCTGAAGCATCGGCTCCGACCCGCAACAGTCGTAGACCTGCCCCTCGGTCAACTGGTCCTCTTTCGGGATGTACGGCAGGCCAAGCCGCAGCCGGTAAGTGTCCGCAAGATTCGGATTTGCCGGGTCGTTGAACTCTTTCAGAATGTCCGCCGGGTCGTTGAAAGCCGAACTCAACTGGCTCCACCTGTACCCCGTCAAGCCCTTCACGTCCGGCCTTTTGGCGACCCACTGGCCCGTCCCGCGCCCGGCATAGACCGGCACGGGTTTCCCGCACTTCACGCACGCGATGTAGCCCCGCCCCTCGTCGCCGATGCGCACGCAATCGGGAAACGATTCCTCGGCACAGGTCCACGTCCCGCACCCGCACCGGCGATGCCAATGCCGCTGGTCCGACTGGCCGAACATCTTGTCTATCCCCCGGCCCGGTATGGTCGGGTTGGAAATGTAAACCTCCTCCTTGACCTTCGAGTGCCCCATTCGCGCCAGAGCCTTCGCAATCGCGTCCTCGTCCATCAGGTCCAGTTCGTCGAACACTACCCGGTCCACGGGAACCGACCGCAACTTGCTCGACTCCTTCTCGCCCCCGCCGCCGCCTTCGAGGGACTGCGAAAGTCTCGCCCCGCGCAGGTAGAGAAAAGCGTTGAAAATCTTCTTCAACGACGCCGTGTCCGTTCCCTTGCCCTTGCCGCCTGATTTCACGAACCGCCCGATGCTGTTCTTGTTCGCTTGGATGAGCGGCCCAAAACGCGACTTGGAAAACTCCCCAACGTCGTCCGTCGTCGGAAAGAGGTACAAGACGCCCTGCGGATACCGATGGTGAATCATGCCGTGCAAAGACTTCAGAATCTCCAACTCCGTGTATCCCCCCTGCGTGCCCTTCATGTAGCAAATCCGCCGGTCGCGCGAAGTCATCGGCTCCAGTTGGTAGGCATGGTCGGGATAGATGGCGAACGTGCCGGACTGCAACTGAATCCGATTCAAGACAGACCAGTAGGCCGCGTCGTACTCGGCCAGCACTTCGGGCTTGATTTCGGTCGCTACCGTCACGCCCTCAAACCTCCCCCAGAAGCGTCTCACGCCGCTTGGCTCCGGCCAGGAGAGTATCGCGCCGTCGCATTGGCACTTTCTTCTTTATCGGTTCATCGACCGGCGGGAAGGTGCTTGGGACAATCGGACTAATGGGAAGGTCCGGTTGCTTGAAAGGATTCGAGGCCGCACCCATGAGAGCACCAGTGCCAACACCAATGCTAGCACCCACCCCAAACGACTCCAAAAACAAGTCCCACCAAGGACGCTTCTTCACGCCACCCAGTTCGTATGCCATGACCCAACCTCCTAAACCCGCGATTCCACCCGTTCCCGAACCAACGCCCGCGCTTTCCGAGCCGCCTGCGATACCAACGATTCCGTCCGGCCAATCACCACCCCTATCTCCTTCATCGTCAATCCCTCGCGGTAGTACAAAATCAGAATCAAACGGTCACGACGACTCAGCCCCCGCGTCAACCACTCCCACTCGTCGCTACCGTCCAATCCCGACCCGACCCCGCACACCCCCACCTGATTCAGCGGTTCCGTCCCGCTCCCATCCGCCCCCACAATGTCGCTGAACCGGCGAGCCGACCCCAACTTGTCCGCCCGGCCACCAGGACAAACACGCGCCGCCCGCCGACCAGAACGACCTAAAACGTCCCAACGCCGCAAACCCTCGCTGATGGACCCGCGCATCCGCCGGTAGGCAAAAGTCTGAAACTTGAACCCACGGCCAGGATCAAAACGCTCTATCGCGTCACGCAGCCCCTCCGACGCCCACTGAGCAAAATCACCCTCCGACGCCTCAGGACTGTGACCCGTCACGCTACGAACGTGCCGACCCAACCGAACCGCAGACCCGTAGTAATGCTCCCACAACCGATTCCGCTCACGCACGCGATGACCGCGACGATAACGCCCCCACAGCCTCTCGACCTCGATAGACGAAAGACCGTCCAGCGGAACGTCAATCTCGCGATAATGGAACCGCCTCATCAACCTCCCACTCCTCACCCCTGTACTTGTACACCCACCCCTGACGCTGAATGTCAAAGTGGCTCCGCTGGTATATGAGATGCGAAATCCGGATGTTTGCTGGGGAATCATTGGGCCATCGCACAGCAGAAACAGGTCCCGGAAGGACGGCAAACCTAATCATGTCCGGCGGCCCGGCGCGGTCGCCTTGTAACCAACGCAACTCCCCGCCTCGTGGCCCACCTTCGAGGATTGCGCTTACTGCGTTCATCACAGGCCCCCTTCTCAAAAAACGCCTCGATTTACACCTACACGCCGGAGCACCATCACGCACTCTCCGCAATCCGAAGGGACTGGTGACGCGCAAGGTAGGCATGACACTTTTCCACGCGTTCGGGGTTTGCTTCAAGTCGCCCCACAAGTGTATTGCAACCACCACAGAGCAGGGCACGAACCTCCCCCGTCTCATGGTCGTGGTCCACCGCAAGTTTCTTTTTCATGTCCTTCTGGTGTTTTCCGCATATGGCGCAACAGCCGCCCTGCTCGTTGAACATGCGGTTGTAGTCAGCCCCCGTGAGATTATACTTTCGCAGAAGGCCCGCCCGCTGGCTACACTCAGTAGAACAATACCACGTCCGATTTAGGTTCACCGCTTTCAGGGCGTTTACCATAACCGCAGAACCCGCGTCGGTACTTGGTATGCCTGGGACAAACTCCTTCCCGCAATGTTTGCACACCTTCGGCAACACGGCACGCAACGGTCCCTTGCGAGATTCCCGCATTGTGCCCCTACACTCCGCACAGTATGTTTGGTGCTTCCTGTCTGGCAAAGGAATAGCACCACCACAACGCTTGCAAGGTCTGGGGTTCAACCTCCTGGCTTCACTACGCTTCTGGACAGATTCAAACACCACAATCTTCCCACATTCGGGATGATACTTGGTGTGGTTACCATAGGGTGGAACCAAGGCCTTTCCACATCTGGCACACAGACGCGGATTCGCACCCTGACGCTCAATCAAACTCGCCCGATACTTTTCGTGACACTCTGCGTTCTTCACCGCATAGGCCCTCTCGCGGCAACCTACGCAATACTTCTGGGCTACGCCATGTGGCTCAAAGGACGACCCACAGAAAGCACATGTCCTTGGCAATAACGGTTTCCGCCTGGGCGGATGAATCAACTGTCGCCAGATTTTCATCAAAAACACCTTGCTTTTGGAGTTATGCGCCAGAGTCCCTTATTCGTGCGCGCTACCGGGGGCCGATGGGGGTTTCGGGTGTCTCGGAAAAAGCATGCTTGCCGCTCACTCGCCGCCCTCCTCGCCTACCACCTGTTGTGCCTCACTCCCGCCCAAAGGCTCAATCCGCGTTCCTGCACCGGAATCGCCACAACTAACGCAACATAATCAAACATTATCGGTCCATCTTGCTGAACATGCCTGCCCAGTACTCCCGGTTTGAGTTAGTCCTTCCGTGGCAGGAAGGGCAGAGCGACACGAGGTTCACTGGGTCCGAGTTCGCCTTGTCGTAGTCAACGTGATGCACTTCCAGCGCCCTCTTGCACTCGCACTGGGAAACCCCGCACAACTGGCAACGATGGCCGTCGCGCCTACGAACCTCCGCCTTGAGTTCGTCGTTGAACTTCCACGAATACCCGACGGCGCTTATGCCTCCCTGCCACCGAGGATTCTTCGGACCTGCCTGGATGCCCTTGTGGGCAGCAGACATCTTCGCCAGCGTCGCCGGCGAACGCTTCTTGCCACGATTGGCAAGGCCACGGCTCAGGCAGCCTTCGGGCCTGTGGGCAGCATAGTAGGCACGGTCGTAGGCACTGCACTTTACTTTGTTGGCGGCCTGGTAGGCACGGCTGGAGGCGCGGTGCTTTTCCTTGTTAGCAGCCCAATAAGCACGAGCCCGAGCGCGGTTTTTCTCAAGGTCCCCTTCCTTTTTCGTGGCGCGATAGGCGCGCAGCCAATCGCATTCTTCCCACTCGCGCTTTTGCTCCAGACTCATCACGCCTCAGCCCTCCTTGCGCGCCCCCGAAGCCTTCAAGAACGCCCCGCTGGCGTCCTCGCTGCTATCGTTTAGAGGCACTAGGCTGCCCCCAGCCGGGCGATCCCCCTCGACCTGGACCTGGATGACCCTCGACTCGCCAGACGGCAAGCCCAACGCACGGTCACCCATCTCCTCAAGCAGCACGCGGGCAATCAAGTGCGCCTGCTCCTCAAGCGCCGCGTCATACTCGTGCTTCACCGTCAAGTCCAAGTGCAGGCTCGTATCGTAAGCCCCCAGCATCCGCCCGACGCACTCCAAGTGCTCGCGCTCATTCGTGCGGTCCCCGGCCAACTGGCAACGCGCCATCGCTTCGAGGTGCTTACGCTTCACAAACTCGACGTTGATTTCCTCGCCCGTTGTTAACTTCGCGGACATTTCGGCCATCGAAGCCTCTATCATCTGCTTTATTCGTGGCTTTGCCATCAGCCTAGAGGCTTGCGAGGCGGCGGTCTTTTCCTTGTAGCCTGCGGTGATAGCGGCTTTTGTGGCATTGAGGAACTCGGGCGCTGTGGGTGTCGTGTAGGCGACCACGAACACTTGCAGCCTGCGGGCATAGGCTTGCCGACTTGACAAAGGCTGCTGTGACGTGCTTTCGGCTGCTTCTTCGGCGTGACTTTCCTGGCTTGCTTGCTCTTGGGTCGGCGCTTCGAGGTCTACGGCTTGGGTTGGCAAGTCCCTGTTCCTTCCATCGGCGAGCCACGGCTCCCGTTCTACTTCACCAGCATCCTTCACCCGCCGTCCCCGCAGCCTACCATACTGGCAGCATCGGAGATTGTGCCCCATCGTGTCAAGCGCATCCTTCGCAAGCAATTTAGTCGATATGGCGCAAGTCTTGGTGTTTTCGGGGTTTACGCGAAAAGAATATTTTCGGAATGTCCTTGACTTGCTGGCGTTGCGCGTCGATAATACCAGTGGAGATAGCGATGCACCCGAACACACAGATTGGCGTTGCGGTTCCGGCTGGTGCAGCGAGTTCCTCTCTATCGCTATCTCCAACACCAGCCGGGCCGCGCGCCAAGAAACACCTGAGCAGAGCACACCGCTCTAAAATCGGCAAGTCCATGATGGGCAACAAGAACGCCGTCAACCATAGGGGAGGATATAGGCGTACGCCCGCAACACGTGCCAAGATAAGCAAGGGTTGTGCTGGCAAGGGCATCGGCGACAAAAATCCCATGAGGCGACCCGATGTCCGCGCCAAGAACGCCATCGCGCACATAGGAATACAGGCGGGTGACAAGAATCCTAATTGGCTTGGTGGTATCTCGCGCGAACCCTACGCTTGGACCTTCAATGCGGAGTTGAAAGAGGAAGTGCGCCGCAGGGACGGCCACAAGTGCCAGTTGTGCGGCATACCGCAGGCGAAACTCAAACGGGCGCTGGATGTTCACCATAGCAACTACGACAAGAAGGACATCGATCCTGATAATCTGGTGTCCCTGTGCCGCCCTTGCCACATGCGAACGAACACAAAGCGGGCGTATTGGAAGGCGTTTTTCAAGCAATGCGGCAATGGGGCCGCGCCTTTTGGAGGCCGATACCATGACTGGACAAGAACTGTATGAGGCGAAAGCGCGGTTCCCGTGGACCGCACTCCGCACACGGGCGGAACTAGCCGAGCAGCACAAGGCCGACCGGACGCACGAGTTGGGGCCGGAAATGTTGGCGCTGCTCGTGGACATTCGGAACACTTGCTACTTTTCGCCCTCTACTCCGTGGGAAGAAATGGCCGACCGCCTAGAAGAAATAGGCAAGGCGGCGGTTGCGGCCATTGACAAGGCCCGCGCCGCGCTCGCCAAGGCTTCGGCCTGAATCATCCCGGCCTCGGACTTTCGGCGGCGGCTGGGCGAGGCCAGAAGGGAACCGCGTCGCCGGCTGGTGAGTAGGCGGGAGGGCTTCTAAGCCTTTCCGCCTTTCGTTTGTAGATTGGAGCAAGCCGCTGGCGCGCAAGTTAGACTTGAAAATACTCTTTCCAAAAAGCACGCCGAAAATTAGTCCTTTGATGACAGGAACGACACAAAGCGACAAGATTCAACGGGTCGTTGTCTTTCTTGTCGTAATTGGTGTGATGCACATCGAGGGCCTTCTTGCACTCGCACTGGGGAACCCCGCACAATTGGCAGCGATAGCCGTCGCGTCTGCGAACTTCCTCCTTCAATTCCGGCGAAAAGTCCCATCCATACGGTTCCCGCGATATGCCGCCCAGCCAAAGAGGATGCTTGCTTCCGACGCGCTTGCCCTTCAATGCCTCGCCTACTTTTTTGCAAGTCTCTGGCGAGGACTTACGTCCTTGATGCCAAGCGGCGTTTTTTGCCACCGCTTCCGGGCGCTTCATGGGATTTTTATCACCAAGCCAGGCGGCTCGCAACCGCTTACGCTCTTTTGGTGAGCGCTTGCAGCCCTTGGCGTTTTTATTGCCTCGAAGAGCCTTTGATTTTTTTAAGCATGTTTCAGCAGATTGTTTTTTGCCAACCTTGGCGGCACATGTTTCAGCCGAGTGTTTATAGCCTTTTGCGTTTTGGTTGCCCATGAGTGAGGCAGATATGTTCGCACAATGTTCTGGTGTTGGCTTATAAGTGCCTTGCGGCATCCGTTTTCCTCCTTAATCGACAGATTCTAGTCCAACTGCCTTAAGTAGGTTAGCCTCCCGCCTCGCCCATGTCAAGACTTTTTCACTTCTCGCCCTGCCAGTGTCCCAAGAGGGTAAACCAACCTGCCGTAGATAATCCCTTGCTTCGAGAACATCTTTCAAGATCGCCTCAATGGTATTGCGTTTGGGCTCCAGGCGCGCCGCCGCCCAAGATTCGGTAAGGCGAACCATCGGAACCTCGGTTGCATCATCCCATCGTCCTTGGTTGAGCCACGTCGCGGGGTGTGGGATATACTGGCCGCCGTCCTTCGTCCACGCATCGGACGCCTTCTGCGCTTCAAGGGCAACAAGGATAACTTCGAGGGCGGGCCTTTCTTTGGATTTAGCCCAAGCCCTTCGGGCCTCTATTTTTGCCACCTTTCTTGGATAGGCAGCCCAGAACTCGTCGAACCCAGGCGGTGAAACCGCCGGAGTCTTTTTCTTACCCTTCTTACCTTGATTACAATGATTATCCTTATTGTTTGTGTCCTGCGGCTGTCCTACGGCTGTCCTACGGCTGTCCTGCGGCTGTCCTTCTGCCTGTCCACCCCCATCAGCCAAACACTGATATACTTGCCAGTTTACTATAGTTACGATGCTTCCGTGGCTGTCCTCTTTGATGTCCAGATTTCCGAGGTTTTTCAATTTTGCCATTCGATTCCGCACAGAACTTGGTTTCATGCCTAAATCCTGCGCCGCCGAAAGGCGTCCGAAAAGGAACTGTCCGGGCAGCAACTTTAGTTGTGTTTTGTGTGTTCCAACGGTCACGGAAATCCACCGCTCTTTCCACGAGGCCCGCATGAGACACCAGCACCAGATATACCAAAGGTGCGGGTCTTGCCAAACGCGGCTGTCTAGGGATTTCCGGTGAAGAAAAACATAGCCCATTCCGTTGTTTGGGGAGATTTCGGCGTCAGTCATGGGATGCCCCCCGCTTGCCGCGCACATTATGGCGCGGAGCAAGTCGGCGCAGCAGCCTTGCTTCGAGCATCAGCCATTCCCCGTATTTTTTTGTCGCACGAACCTTGACTGTAACTTTTGCAGCCGAACCCCACGGGGTTTGGGTCCACGCGCTGTAACGGCAACTGTCAAATCGGTGGCCGGATAGTCGGTTTCGAACCTGGTAAGACGAGCCAACGTAGACAAGGTCGTTTCCGAAATAAACGGCGTAACACCCCGGTCCCTTTGGAACCCTGCCTATTTCCTCTGGCACAACATACTTCTTTGACCACCGAGATTGTTTCATGGCTTGCTCCAGGAAGCAGGGAAGCGGCCCCTGAAGGAACGGGTAGCGATGGAGAGCAGAGGACTCTCGCCCGTCCAGCAAAGGCCGCTTCTCGGTTTCATGGTTAGCCCTCCATCGCTACTATCTTATACGGCATTTTCTCGCCGCAACAGCAAAGATTCTCCAAAACCGATATTGCGAGTTTGGCCCGCCACGCCCCTGTAGCGGCACGACTGCGCAACTATTTTTCGGGCCTCCCTTCCTGTGCCAGCAGCGGCCCGCCCGTCATGGCATCCTCGTCTCCGCAGGTCGTTTCCATCGGCGTATCCAACAATGGGAAATCTTCCCGGGTCGCTTTCGCATCGCGGTCAAGCCACCAGCACCAATAGGCTTCGGCGTCTCGAAAGTCGCATCGCCCTCGCCCCTTCATGGTCTTCCACGCTTCTTCCGCCATGCGCCTCCAAAGGCGTGTGATGCCCGGCCACCGGAGCATCTGTTGTCCGACATTCCGCGTCATCGGGCAGAGCACGCAGCCGACGCGCTTCTGTCCTTCTGCGTACAGGCCCACCACCGACAGATTGTTTTCACGGATATGCGCCCAAATGTCAGAAGTCGTCCAGTCTATCATCGGGTGCAGGTATCGTTTGGTCGGAACGCGATCGCACTTCTCCACCATTTTCCGCGACCGCCGCTGCACCGATTCTTCTGCCCGGATTCCCGTCATGACGACTCGCCCCTTGCCGCCGCCTTCCTTCCAGTCACGGCAACACCAGCGGACGATGCGAGTTGGAAGCATCCCGTGCTCCCGCGCCAGTACGGTCGCGGCCTTGGCGGGATGATGTCGCTTGACTGCGGGGTAGTGCTGGACGACGAACCGCTTGACTTCGGGTGGGTCAGCCGGCGGAACGTTGTAATGCGCATCAAACTTCACGCCGGATGCCACGGCCACGTCGTAGAGAACCACCGAATCCTTGCCGCCCGAAAACGCGAGCCAGTATCCTTCAGGCGGCTCGAAGGCCCGCAGCCGGTCAATCGTTATGCTGACAAGAGAACCAAAGAGTGTGTTGGTCATGGTTTAGGCAACGCCCCGTCGTTTCCAGATACTCCAACACCAATAGAAAAATATGCCCCAAAGTATCACGCCAGCAAGCGGACCCAAAAACTCGGCTGAGAACAAAAATCGCGCCAAATCGTCGAGGTAAAGGTACAATCGAGCGTCGCCGATTATCACAGGCTCAACCATCGCCCTTCACCTTCGCCTGTGCGGGGCGAACGCGCGCCCGCTTTTTGCCCTGTTTCGGCTCAACCCGCCCTTTCCGGTCCCTTTCCGCCTTGTTTGACGCGCCAGGATCGCTTGTGGTGCGACTTTGCGCCTCCGGCCTACCCATCACCCTACCCGCCGCCTGATTGATGATACAGCGCGCCAGGGACGACGGTTCGCCACGGAGAATCCGCACCGCCGCGTACTCGACCATGATATTGCTGGCGCGTGCGAGTGCCACTCGCACGGCGGCGGCGTCACTTTTCGGCACGGCTCGGTTGAGCGCGTCGAGTTGGTCTGCGACGGCTATCATTGCGGGCAGGATTTTCATTTCTTCTCCGTCGCAAGGACCGCGATTATCAAGCAGCCGTCCCAGTCGCTTGTGGGCGTCGAGTGCAGCGTCCACTTGTTCGTGTCGGCGTCGTAGGTCTCGATGGCGTAGCCGCCCGACGACAGACCGCCAGACCACCCATCCGTATTCGCTTCCAGCCACTTCCGCGCGCGGTCGCGGAGCAGGGCAAGGGCGGCGCGGGCCGGACATTCTTCATTCCGAATATATCGCTGCCGGTCAATCGTGAAGATTTTATCAAAAGACCACCCGCGAGTTCCGTCTCCAATTTCTATGAGAACAAGCCGCTGCAAACTCTCTGCATCGTGTTCATGTTCCCACTCCGGCCAGCCCATCTTCTCAATCGCCTTCCGCCCGTCCTCGCTCAGCCAGTCGGATAGCATTTCTCTCTCCCATAATAGTCGTCCTGGTTGTCCTCATTGGCCGCGATATATTCCTCGTCCGCTAATTGCTCATCGCAGGCACGGCACAAGTTGCCAGCCGTCATGCACCGTTCGCAGGCTTGAGCGCCGCACCGCCCGCACTGATGGATAGGCCCAATACCAACGTTTGACCGACACAATTCGCACATCATGGCTCGCTCCTTCCCTCGAACAAGTCCGGCTCGTTTCCCGTCGCCTCTTTGTGGGTACACTTGTAAAGATGCTGGCGAACCCACTCCATTGGTTGCCGCTCAATTTTGAGACCACTTCGGATAAACTCAGAAACCGCTTTACCAGTGAACTTGTCGCCCGTATCCACCACGGCGGCTACGCAGCAGCCACAGGGCTTGATTCCAACGTAGGCGTGCTTTGCCTCGCCCAACTTCTTCGCGTGTTCGATTCCTTCGTCGCTCATGGCTTCTCCTTCGCCCCCTCTTGCAGCGCCCGCGCCTCTTGCTTCCGCCAGTATTGCACGCTCTCGACGAGTGCCCGAATCTTCGCGGGCAGCGCGGCGAGTCGTTCTTCCGGTGTTGGTTCGCGGGTCATGGATTCACTGGCTCGTTGTATAAAAGACCGGGTGGCATCGTTATCAGAGGCGATTCCCCCCGCTGCCAACGCTCGGCATGGTCTTTGAACAAGAGGTTGTATTCGGAATCTGAAACGCGACGCACGTTCTGCCATCGACCACCAAGAACCATCTGGAGTTGCTTCTGTCCGTTCGGCTTCTCGACAATGCGCAGGTACGTTTGATATTCCACCCAGAAATGCAACACCCGCAAGGGCAGCGCGGCGAGTTTCGCGTCAGGCGTCGGCTTGTTCATTTTCGCCTTTCGCCGCATTCCATTCAGCCAGCCTTTGGCGGCTTGCCTCCATCAATTCATCATTCGTTCGCGGTTTCAGGCAGGGTTCGTCTGGCGTCGGCACATACCATGTTCGGCCACCATCAACCTGAAGATGATTCGTCGTGGCAAACCGAAGCGTACACCAGGGAATCCAGCGCGGTCGCCACTCCAACGCGCGGCATCCTTTGCACGTTCTGGCCCGCTTGAGTGGCACGACAGCGGCGAGTTTCGATTCAGGCGTCGGGGCGGTCATGCCTTCCCGCCTTTCATCCTGAACGCCCGCACGCGACTCAGGCCGACCGCAACCTCGCTCACCTCCCAGGCCGTCCGCCATTCCAGTCGGTCAGGAACGCGGGTATCCACCCGACGCCAGACGATTCGCGAGAAAAGCCACAGGCGGCAAAGGAACCAGTACCAACGAGGGCGGACCTTCGCCCAAACCCACGCCCCGCATAGGTCGGTTTCGCAAAAGACGCGACCCCAGTAGATGACGCGCTCGCTCATGGCCTCTTGCTCCGCTTGAACCGAATTACAAAAACCCAGGGGTTCGCGTCCCATCCGAATCCGCGCTTGGTGTTCAGGCGGTCCCAAAACTTCTTGGAGTGCTCCTTCTGGAACCGTTCGCCGACGAACGATTCCAAGGCGCGCGATTGTTCGGCCAAGGTGGGGTAGAAGTCCGCGACCCAGGAATAGTTGCCCATGTTCTGCACGCGCTCGACGCGGACCTCGACGACTTCAAGCCACAGCCGCGCGGCCCACTTCGGCATGTGAATCGAGGGCAGTATCCTGTCGGTAATTATCCCGGTGTTTGCGTCAAGCCAATCCGTTATGCCCTCGGTTGCGACGTATCGAATCTTGTAGCCAGCCCCGGTTTCATAGTCGCAGTCCCCGTGTGCGGCCTTGTCGTCATATAAAGGCTGGAAACTTTCCCGCACCCAAAGCCGGTCGCCGGAAACGCCGTAGGGACAACGGAGCGTGTCTATAGCCATGCGGTTGCAAGCGGCCTGCCT